AAGGTTGATGTCGTGAGTTCGAATCTCATCACCCGCTCCATTTTAGTGCCATCTTAGCTCAGTGGCAGAGCAGCTGATTTGTAATCAGCAGGTCGTCGGTTCAAATCCGACAGATGGCTCCACGTTAATCGTCTATGCTGACTTCTATATTTTCGTCAGCAATGTTTTCTTTACTTACATCTATTAAAGCATCTAGATCTTGTTGAATAAAGTCTTTACCAACTAGTATCTTATATAAATTAGATGCTCTATTGCCAATTGAGAATGGAATACCTGTAAATTCTTTTTCACCAATTTTAAAATCCAATTCAACTACAGGTCTATGTTCCATATTACCTGCACCAACGTTAATTGTTATTTCACCCTTCTTTGGAAGTAGCAGTGTTTTACCATTTATAGTTCGGAAGAAAACTTTATCACCCTGCTCTTGAATATCTTCCCCATGCAAAACATTGTAAGCACCGTTACCAGAATCTAATTTAGCGGGTACTTTACCGATACCTTGAATATCGAAAAATTCAATAAGCCCTAAAACGGACTTTTCTTGTATATATTGCAAAAATGTTTTCATGTTTAATTACTAAAGCATTAGCATTCACCATCTTCTGCACCACAACCGCAGGCATTAACATCTTCATGACCTGCATTAAACATTGAAGCATGCTCACCACTTGCAAAATCATAATCTAGTTTGTGAAAAACAGAACCAAGATAGTCTGCTGCTTTGGTAATTTTAGAAGCTGTCCATCCTTCTAAAGCTGGGAGCTCTTTCATCATAAGACTAAGAGCACCTGCATATTTTTCAATCTTGTAAAGCTCAGCAAGAGCCATTTTCATTTCAGAATCATCATGGTGATTTACATGAGGTATATTTTCACCATCTTCTAGCTCTTCATCACCAGCAAGTTTACTAATACCTCTATCAGCAGCTTGACCAGCTTTATCTAAACCTTTTATAGCAGCTTTACCAGCGCCCATTGCAGCCTTGCCGGCAACTTTTAGACCTTCTTTACCCACCTCACCTGCAACTATAGCAGCCTCCTTACCAACTGCTTTAAGACCACTTTTGGCTAACTTACCAATACCTCCAGCAATTGCACCAATTCCTTCTTCAATTGGATCTTCGTGTGAAATTTGTGAATAAGCTTCAGCAATTAAACTTGCATCATTAAGTTTAGACTTCATGCATATATTTATGCCGTCAGGATAGATTTTATAGCATCTTTATCCGTTTCAGATACCTCTTCTGGTACAAAGTAAGCAATTGCCTCATCTAAGTTATTAGTAATTAACTCTCTTGTCTTAGTACCTGAAATACCTTCTGCTTGTAGAGGAATCTTCGTAACACTTACAAGAGGGTACTTATCAGCATTCTTTTCAAAGTATGAATAACGTTTCACATCCTCGTCTTTATCACCTGCACCAACAATAATTTCAACCTCTTTATTTTCATCAGCATAATCATAAACTGATTTAACAGGAGATATAGGCGCTAGCATAACTTCAACAGGCTTATTAGAATATTTTGCATAGATATCCCAAATAGCTTTTGATTGCTCCGCTGTAATACCATCTCGGTCCTTGTTACCAATTACAACAATACCTTTATCAGCATTTTCTAAAAGATATAAAAATGCAGAGAAGTGACCTTTTGTAGGTGGCTTATAACCACCGGGCATAAGAGCTATTCTCTCTTTGTCTCTTAGGTGCTCTCCGTCTTCATAAAACTCTCTAAACGTTTTCATTTGGTAATTGGGGTAGATGTTTGACCTCCACTAAAGTTAGCTCTACTAAACTCTAAACGATCAACTAGTTTTACTGCATCACCCTCTTTACCTACAGCAACATAACCTTCTGGGTTAGAAGCAGTAAGAGTACCGTCACCATTATCTAAAAAGTGCTTTGTATTGTAAACGGCATTATTGTATTTGTTAACAAAAATTTGTTTAGCTTGGGATAGGAGTTTACTTATTTTAAATAAATTTATAATATCTTTTTGACGCGACTTAATATCAGCTAGTTTCTTTTTAAATGCTTCTGTAATGCGCTCTTTACCGGTTTTAGATTTGCGCTTAGCAATCTCTTTTTCCATTCGTCCCTTCATCCAGTTCATAAAGCCTTTATATGAACCCTCTGCATCTTCTAAAAATTTTCCTTCACGAATCTCTGAGTTAGCATAAATGTTAAGTAAGTCTAATGGAAGATCTTTGTATTTAACTTTGATACCATCAGCAGTCTTTGCTAAATCTCTAACTTGCTTAGCCTCGTCCTTTGTAAGAGTAACTGTTCCTGTGGCATCAGTAAATACAGCATCATCAACCCATACACCTGGTACTTTATTAAGACCTTTTACATTGATACCATATTGAGGTGGTGAGTTTAAATCACTATAACCGGTATGAAAAACAATACCAAACACAGAATTTGCAATTTCTTTACCAAGATCTGAGTCTGCTTCGACGGCATACTTAATAGTATTAGGTTTAAATGCGATATGTTTAACACCATCCTGCATTACTGTCTCAAGCATTGATGAATCAAACATGAAATCACCTTGTAAAATGCCTTTAATACCTAATTTTGGAAGATATTTAAGAGCTTTCTTAAGTTTATCAGCAAGTCCAGGTGCATGACCATGATTCATCTCAACATCAGCATCTGTATAGTTGATTTTAGGCTCATTATTAAAGATAGACTTAGTACCAACAAAGAATTTACCGGTTTCTGGGTGCTTTCCAGCAAAAATAGCAGGAGCTCCATCCCATTTCACTGAAGTATTGACGCTTCTTTTGGATTTACCCTGTAATTTAGAGAGAAGATTGCTAATCATGGTACGAGCCACATCATATCCCTTCTCTCCCTTAGTTAACACCAGTTCTTCTAAGTGAGTTAAGTGAGTATTAGCTTTAGCCTCAGTTAAAAGCTGTGAATTTAGATGAAATTGTTTAAAACTACGCATTTTCTTAATTATATCGGTGTTCCTTTAGAAATTAAACTTGAAATTAGGGTAGAAGTCATTAATTGAGTAGTTTGAAGTGACAAGTTTTTCATCATCAATTAATCCACCATTACGAAGTGCCTCTTCACGCTTAAACATAGCGTAGTTTAGCTTTGTCTTATCGATAAAAATAAAATCTTCATAATTATATTTACGCGCATAGTTATCTAAATTAACTTTTGTTATAGCTTTGCGAATATCACCACGGACAACTTTAATGCCCTGTTTTGTACTCACACTATCATAATTAACTCCTTCTAGATATTCCATACTGCTATATGGATAAGCAGATTTTAAGCCTTGTTTAAGGTCATTAACGAACGAACTCTCTTTACCTTCCGCTTGATAAGCTTTATAAAGTTGGTGTATAATTCCTTCTAATGAAACCGCTTGAATCTCAGGAGGGTTACTTAAATTAGAAGTAAGAGCATCGGTATCAAATTTAATACCTCCCCTACCAGCTTGTTGGCCTAATCGACCACCTTGACCTTTTACTTCTAGAGCTTCACCACTAATAGATAAATCACCACCACCAACAGCGTTAGTTACGTCAGAAAAGGTAAGAGCAAGAAGAACTTCACCCGGGCCAACATTACTACCACCTTTATCAACTGGTGTAAACCTAGCAACTTTCTTTGCTAGCTTCTCACTCATACCGTTTTTAGAGGCTAAATTAATAATATTGTTAACTCTATTATCAGCTAATGTTGGCTTATTATCGGATTCAATGTAAGTTTCAAACTCACCATCATCAAGCAAGCTAACAAGAGTTTCAAAATCATCTTCACCCTTAAATGAATCCTGAGAATAGAATTTATCATTAAGATAAGTTGTAATCATTCCAGAAGTATTTTTACCTGATGCAATTCTTTGAACTTTACGGTAAATATCTTCTGGAACATCTCCTACAGGGCTATATTTTTCACCATCTTTTATATATAAGGTTACATCTTCATAAAGATGTTCAAGCCTTTTACGAGGGCTATGGTACTCTTCACTTGTGAGTATTTTTTTAGTATATATATCTTCTAATTGCATAACCTTACTATATAAATGCTGATTATGCTTGTTCAAGCGTATCTTTTAAATCTTCTGCACCAATTTGTACGATGCTTGCAATAGTACTAATAACGTTGTTAGGATCCTCATCAACTTTTGTTTGCAAATCAACAGCTGTTTGAGCAGCACTAGCATCAGGCTCGTGTAAAAATGCTTTAAGAATAAGATCAGCTAGGAATATTTTACCTTCTGCAGAAACTGGCTCCGGAGCTGGTGGTTGTTCGGCAACATCTGTAGCGTCAGCTTCCATCTCTGGCTCATCAGCTTCATTATAAATAGCTTCGTACTTTTTAAATATATTTAAAGTTTTCATATTAATTAACCTTTTTTAATTGCTTTAAGAGATTTTTTTAAATCATTGGCTACTTGAAGATAAACTTGGTTTGTAACCTTTGCAAGTTTTTTTGCACCATCACGCGCAAACATACCAGCTTTAGGGTCAACCTTACCTACTACATCTGTAGCTGCTCCCATAGCTAAAGCTAGCTCAGCGGCCTTATCACCCTGCTGAGTTAATTCAGGTTTCATGGTTTCAGCATCCTCTACCTCAACAAACTCTTTAACCTCTAATTTTACAATACGACCATCTGGTAAATGAATCATTACGTCATCTGATTTCTGATCTGCATCACATTTAATATCTTTCTCCATTAAGCAACGCTGAACAGCCCTTTTAGCAGCAATTTTTTCATCTAAATTTAGATCTGGGGTGTTCTCTTCAATAAGATCAAGAAACTTACTCATGTTAATATTTAATGTATTAGCGATAATTTAACGTTATTATTTTTAGTAAAGTTTTTCTCTAAAGCAGTGAGATTATATCTCTTAAGAAGCTTTTTAAACTTTTTCCAGCATATTTTACTGGTGTCAACTGGTATATATGGGTAGTACATGCAATCTTCTTTAACAAAATTGTCAAACGATTGTTCTCTAACAACTAACCGCGAGGGTAATGCACTAAAAATGAGCTTAATAAGCTTAAATTCGTTATCCTCACTACTGCAATCGTAATAAAAGCATTTTTTACGATCAGATTGCGTACAAACATAAAATATTTGTGTTAATATAAAATGTAAACTAAGTTGCTTCTTTTCTTTAGCAGAAATATTACATAATTCAGATTCTGTTATGTAATATTGATACTCATTGTAAGATACATCTAAATATGGCCTTAAATTGACGTATTCTACGTCATTTGTTAGGTCAAAGTAGTTTTTCATTACTAGCTTACCTAATTATAAAGCTGTTCCTTATGATAGCAATAGTTTTGGTGGTGTTCTAGTAAATTTTACCTTACCTATACGCACATTTAGAATACCATTATAGTAATCCTCACGTAATAATGCTTCTGACTGGAATTGATAAAAGGTTTCCATGTAAGCTAACTCACTTTTAGTACCGCAACTACGAATTATTTCAAATTTAAATTTATTCTTGCCAAGTTTTTCGATATCCGCATTTAATCTATCAGATGAGCCAGTATATGTCTTCCAATCTGACTCTCCAACTATAATTCTTTTACGTTTTTTACCTTTAAGTGGAGGTCTTCTAGTTTTCTTAACTATTTGTTTTTTACCGATATACTTCATACCGTTTGAAAGGTTTGTAATGATATAAACAAACCCAAACGGTAACTCAGTTAATGACTCTTTGCAAGTCCAGTGTCCCAAATCAAGCATTATTAAGTTCGTGGCAATTACAGTGAGGGCAGTCAGGTCCGCATTTACATTTACTTACTGGCATGCCACAGCAAGCATCAGGACACATTTTTTCTTCTGCATTTTCTCCTTTTAAGAATAATTTATCTATATTTTTTTTCTTTTTATCCTTTTTATTAACATTACCCACAGAGCCTTTCCTTGTAGCAGTCTTTTTACCTATAGCTTTAGGTACTCTTGCATCACCTGGAGCATAAAAATCACCAGAGTTAATATTGGTAGAGGAAAACCCACCAGCTCCACTACCAACACCAGCATCTCCGGCGGATATATCCTCTTGTAATATGCGTTTAAAGTAACGAGCAAATTTACCAGTTGATTTTTCCATATAGTTATTTAATCTATATATGTGGAATTGCTAAAAAAGTATTTTGAAGAGGTTGGAAAAGATCTCGTACTTGATGATTTTAATATTAAAGAGCAGTCGATGCGGTTACCAGCACGTAAGCATTATTGGGTAGCTAAACTTATTACAGCTAAGATTGAACGTAATCAAACGTTTGAAAAGAAAAGAAAACTTAAGAAAAATATTACTAAAGAGGTAATTGCAACATCTCCAGTAAAGCTATCTCAATCAGCAGCGGAGCAAGCAGCTGAAAGACATGAGTCACTTTCATCATTAACTTCAAAAATAAAAGAGCTAGATATTATAATTGAATATTTAGAAAAGGTTGAAAAGACTATGTCGCAAATGGGATTCGATATTAAAAATGCTGTTGAGATTATGAAGATGGAGCAAATGTAATGATAGAGTTTGACTATAAAGGGCCTACTGCAAGACAACCTAGTAAATTAATTATTAGATGTAGTGATGCAGATTTATTTGATAATATACGTGAGCATTTTTCTGTAGAAAATACTGGTGCTCGGTTTGCTAGGAGATATGCTCGATTTGCTCCTAGGCGTAAATATGTTATAACTCCAACCGGTACATGTGAGTTAGGCATGTATTGGGAAGTGCGTCAATATCTAATTAAAAATCAAATTAATGAGGAGGTAGTTTTAACAGATAAACTATCTAAAGCTATTAAAGTTGGTATTGGGGCTGATTTGTTTGATAAGTTTAAATTTACATTGCGTGAATATCAAGAAGAAGTAATACGCAAAGCCATGAGAATTGGTACAGGTACTTGCGTACTTGGAACTGGAGCAGGAAAGACATTTACTACTGCAGCATTAATTGAAAACTTCTTTAGAGTATCAAAAGACAAGGATACCTTTAAATGCTTAATGCTTGTACCTGATTTAGGTCTAGTTACTCAAACGTATGAGGAATTTTTAAACTGTGGTACAACATATAAACTTACAAAATGGACTGGTAAAAATAAACCAGATCTTACAGCTAATGTTATTATTGCAAACATTGGTATTATACAAAGTAGGTTTGATGATAATGATTGGTTAAAGTATATTGATTTACTTATTGTTGATGAATGTCATAAAATTACTGCAGGTAATAAAATCTCAAAGATAGTACAGCAGATTAATACACCTAATAAGTTTGGATTTACCGGTACCCTGCCAGAGGATCAACTTAATAAGTGGTCTATTATTGGAAAACTTGGTCCGGTTATTTATGAAAAATCATCCTTTGAATTACGGTTAGAAGATTATCTTACAAATGTTAGCATTAAAATTTTAAATATTAAATATAGTCCAAAACCCCACTTTAGTGGTCAAACAGGTTATAGAGATGAACTTGAGTATATATATAGTAATGATAAACGAAATAATATCATCAAATCCCTTGTTGGCAAGCTATCTGCTAATACTCTTATCATGGTTAACCATATCGCTCACGGTGATGTTATTATGGAACATCTCAAAAAACTTGAAAATAAAAAAGTTTATTTTATTCAAGGGTCAGTGGATGTCGAAGAGCGTGAAAAAATTAAAGCAATAATGGAGAGAGAAACTAATGTTGTTGTTGTAGCTATTAGTGCAATTTTTGCTACAGGAGTTAACATTAAGAATCTACACAATATTATTTTTGCATCGGGTGGTAAGAGCTTTATACGTACAGTTCAGTCTATTGGCCGCGGCCTTCGTAAACATGATTCGAAAGATAAACTTATTATTTTTGATATTTGCGATCAACTTAAATATGGTATAGCACATTGTGAGAAGCGGATGGCCATATATGATAAAGAGAAAATTCAATATAAGGTAGCAGAAATTAGTTGATCTTTATTAAATTAAGGCTATAATTATGTAGAATGTCTAAAGCAGCTAAAGAAGAGTATTATATTAAACCAGCAGAATTCAGAGAGAGTTTGCGTAAGTATTACGACTCAGATATTTTGACTGACGACCTGCTGAGAATATTAAAAAGATTGCTTATGGGTTGAGCTATAATGGATCCTTTATTAACTATAGCTATAAGGACGATATGATTGGTGATGCATTAATTAAAATGTATGCTGCCTTAAAATATAAAAAATATAAGTTTGAGACTAAGTCTAATCCATTCTCATATTTTACAACTATTGCTTATCACGCTTTTATAAATCGTATTAAGAAAGAGAAAAAGCATCATCAAACTATTACTTCATATAAGGAGAAGGTATACGAAGAGTATATGACAGATCCCAGAAACACACACGGTACTGTTTATGTGAAGCCTATTGATGATGATTCCGACTATTAAAAAGAATAAAGTTGCTATCTTTAGCGACCTACATCTTGGAGTACACTCTAATAGTTCTGAATGGCATAAATATGCTATTGAATGGGCTAACTGGTTTCGTGAAGAGTGTCGGGATAAAGGTATTAAAGACATTATTTTTTGTGGTGATTGGCATCACAACCGTTCAGAAATATCTGTTAATACCTTGCAAGTATCTGCAGATATTTTAGATATGTTTGAAGAGTTTAATCTTATTGCAATAACCGGCAATCATGATATTTACTATAAACATAGAACAGATGTAAACTCGCTATCTATTTTTAAGAATAGAAAAAACGTTACCATATTAGAGCAATATCAGACGTTAGAGGCATTTGATAAAAAGCTTTCTTTTTGCCCATGGAATACACCTACTAAGGTTATTGAAGATAGTGATGTAATATTCGGTCACTTTGAAATTGAGACTTTTAAAATGAATGCTTTTAAGATTTGTGAAGAAGGTGTTCGTGTTAAAGATCTTCTTAAAAAATCTTCACTAGTTATATCTGGTCATTTTCATACTAGACATGAAAAGCAGTTTGGTGCTGGTACTATTCTGTATGTTGGTAATCCCTTTCAAATGGATTTTGGTGATGCTGGTAATCGAAAAGGTTATCATATATTAGACTTGGATACCTTAGAGTATGAGTTCTTCGAAAATAATGTTTCTCCATGTTACGAAAAAATAACTCTTAGTGAATTAGTAGAAGAGGGTGAAATTACACCAATAGTCAAAAATAGAATTAGTAATAACATTGTTAAGTTAAAAGTAGATAAGAATATTTCGCAGGATGACATGGATGTTCTTACTGCTGTATTTAACAAACTACAGCCGGAACAACTCTCTATAGATTACGATATTAACTTTAACCGTATTTTAGATAATAGGGAGGATATTGAGGACTTGTCTGGGGTGGATGTAGAGCAAGCTATAGAAGAGTTTATTGGAACGATGGATTTAGACGATGCTAAGTCTATAATTGAATATACGTTAGGTTTATACGAGCGTTGCAAACAATGAAACAGGTTAATTTTAAACGAGTTGCTATACAGCATTTCTTATCGGTAGGCGAAGAGCCGGTGGTTGTAGACTTTAGTAAAGGATTACATGTAATCACGGGTACTAATAAAGATAAGCCGGATAGACGTAATGCGATTGGTAAGAGCACTATTGCTGACTCTATTTACTTCGCAATATTTGGTGATACTCTACGAGAGTTAAAAAAGGACCTTATACCAAATAACATTACAGGTGGTAAGACTCATGTTGAGTTAGACTTTGAAGTTGTTAATGCTAAAGAAACAAACACTTATAAAGTAATACGTAATTTAAATCCATCGAAGGTGTTTATCTTTAAGGATGGTGTAGACATAACAAGGGATAGTATTTCAAATACTAATAAGTTTATTTGCGATGTAACTAGTGCTACCCCATCTATATTTCAAAACTGCGTTATTATGACTGTCAATAACGCGGTACCTTTTATGGCAAAGGGTAAAATTGAAAAACGAAAGTTTATTGAGGACATCTTTGGTATGGAGGTGTTTAGTCAGATGTTAGCCCAACTTAGAGTTGAATATAACGAACTGAAGCGTGAGTATGATATAGTTCAAACAACTTTAACAGAAGTTAAGAATCAGAATAATAACTATATTGCGCAGAAAAAAGCAGCTCTTACAAAAAGAGCAGATAAGAAAAAAGTTTACTTAGAGCGTAAAGAGCATAACATTATCGAGAAGGATAGCCTTGGTAAAAGACTAGAGGAATTTGAAGATCTAGATACTTCTAAAATAGAGAATGATATTAGCCATTATAATGAAACTCTTTTAACTGTTGATGAGAAGATTAATGAAAAGACGGTTGAAGTAAGTACTAAGAAGGCTGAATTAGCACATAGTAAAACTGCATATGATAAGATAGGTACGGATGAGGCTGAATGTCCAGTTTGTCTACGACCAATGGACGATCATGATGTAGAGTACATGGAGAAAGAAAAATCAAGTCTTAAAGATAAACTTATTAAATTTGGCCAAGATATTAAATTACTTAATGAAGGTTTAGATAAAGCTAAGATGGCTAAAACTAAGTGTATGCAAGTTATACAAAGCCATACAACTAGGTTATCAGAAGCTAAATTGGCTAACCAAAAACGAGAAAATATTCAACAGCGTATTAAACAGCTTGATGGTTGGTTGGAAGAGCTAGATGTAGATCTTAAATCTGTAGAAAGTACCGAGACAGATTTCGATAAGTTAATTGTTGAGTCTAATAAGCGGCTCATAGAAACTGAAGCAAAAGTTGATAAATTTAGAAAAGATATTTCTAAAATAGATATTGTCAAGTACGTTGTTTCAGAGGAAGGTGTTAAATCATTTATTGTACATAAGTTATTAGAGTTACTCAATAGTAAATTACTAACATATCTACGTAAACTTGATTCTAACTCCATTTGCATCTTTAACGAATATTTCGAAGAAGAAATTACAAACGAAAAGAATAAAGTTTGCTCTTACTTCAACTTTTCTGGAGCTGAACGTAAGTCTATCGACTTGGCATGTCTGTTTACATTTTCAGATATGAGACGTATGCAGGGTGGTGTAAAATATAATCTTGCAATTTATGACGAGTTATTTGATTCTTCGTTTGATGAAAAGGGTATTGAATTAGTAACACAAATACTTCAAGAACGAACAGAAGAGTTAGATGAATGCTCTATAGTTATATCTCATCGCAAAGAATCTATTAAGGCTGTTACAGGTGAGGTTGTATATATAGAGAAAGAGAATGGCATTTCACGCAGAGTGGCCTATACTGAGCAATAGAATAATTAAATATAATGATCGGATCATCCCCATTTCCACAACCGTTTGGTAGTCCTATAGCTCAACCTTTCGGAACAGCTGCACCACAACGTAAGGCTAAGCCAGAAAGACCAAGAGAAGAATCAATGCCTAGATTTGTTAATTATTTGGCTGACTACTCTGGGTGTGGTCATTGGCGTATATTATGGCCTGAAAATGTCATTAATATGACACAAAGAGGTATTAGTCAATCTACTACTGCTATGGTGGCAGAACCTAGATGGTATCAAAATGTAAAAGCAGTTAAACTTCAACGTCAAGCAGCTCCTGCTCAGTTAGAGTTTGTTAAGCATCTTAAAAAGATTCAACAGGATCATGACTTTAAAATTATTTATGAAGTTGATGATGTGGTATTTCGTGAAGAGATTCCTGACTATAATAAATTTAAATTTGCATTTGATACTGAGGAAGTAAGAAGACGGTTGTTGATATTATGGACTTGTGTGATGAAGTTACACTTACTTGTGATTTTATGCGTAAGCTTTTTCAATCGAAACTTACCAATCAAAAAGTAACTGTTATACCAAACTTTGTACCATACAATTGGATGGGGTATTTGTTTAACCGCTCACGCATACAATCTGCATTTGAAAAGTTTAAAAAGAAACCACGTATTCTATATACTGGGTCAGGTGCACATTACGATGTTGCGAATAAAGCTGGGGGTAAAGATGATATGTCCGCGGTCAATCATATTATCCGTAAGACTGTAGATAAGTATCAATGGATTTTTGTTGGAGCATATCCACCGCCGTTACAGGATTTAGTTAAGTCTGGTAAAATTGAGTTTTATAGGTGGAAAACATTATTAGAGTATCCACAGTTCATAACTAATCTAGACCCACAGTTAATGGTAGCACCACTTACTGTTAATAATTTTAACAACTCCAAGTCTGATATTAAATTTATTGAAGCTTGTACTATGGGTATTCCATGCTTATGTCAAGACATGCAAACTTATTCAACAGCGCCAGACGATCTAAAGTTTAGTACGCCAGAAGAGTTTGAAGAGAAGATTGATTGGATTGTTAATTGGAAAAATCGTAAGAGGTATTACAACAACATCGGAATGCTTCGTGAAATTGGAGTTAATAGGTTTCTAGAAAAGCCGGAAAATATTGGTGCTCATATGGAAGCCTTGACGACGCCATATGGTTCACCAGATCGAAAGTATCTTAAACAGTGGAACCCTTAAGGAACTTCACTATAATGATATTAGATGTATCGTAATGTAGTGTATAATGGCCGTGAAGGAACGGTTACTTTATTTGGTTGGAGCGAGACTGGTGATCGTATTCGTAGAGAGTGCTCTTTCGAGCCTTACCTTTATACGGAAGATCCTAGAGGAGATAAGACCTCTATTTTTGGTACTAAAGTAAAGAAGCGTTCCTTTAATACCGGTTACAATCGCTATAAGTTCCTTCAAGACTCTGGAGTTAAGCGGGTCTTTGAGAACTCACCGCCGGCGCAGCAGTTTCTTCTTGATATGTATTGGGAGGAAAACGAAAAGCCCGAGTTCAATAGTAATCCTATCAAGTATTGCTTTATTGATATTGAGACTTATTCTGTCGATACCTTTCCTGATGTAGATGACCCTACTCACGTCTGTAATGTTATAACAGTATGGGATAACTTTAGTAAAAAGTTTAATACGTTTGGTATTCACGAGTATACTGGTGAAGGTCGCGATGATATGATTTATCATTACTGTAAGTCTGAACGTGAGATGTTCTTAGCTTTTCTTAAGTATATTGAGAGACAACATCCTGACATTATCAGTGGTTGGAACTCTGAGGGATTCGATATACCGTACATTGTTAATCGAATGGAACGTATTTTAGGTCAAGAGTATGTAGATCGCCTCTCGCCTCTGCGGAATGTTTATTTCCGCATGCGTAAGGGTACATTTGGGCGTGAGCAAAAGCGTTACTACTTCGACGGTGTTGCTAATCTCGACTATCTTGATGTGTATAAACGTTTCTGTCTTAAGTTGCGAGAATCGTATAAGCTTGATGCTATTGGTGAACTTGAGTTAGGTCAGAAGAAGATCGATTATGAAGGATTAGCTCTCCATGAACTTGCTGATCAGGACTGGAATAAGTTTATTGACTACAACGTTCAAGACGTT